TAGCACAACGAAAGGTTGGCTAAAATGTCAGCAGTAATCTCGTACGAAGCTCAACCGGACGAAAGCCGTCGTCTTGACGGCGGTGATCTCCACTTTATTGATTTCTCGAAGGTCGCCTTTGGCGGCGAAACGATGGATCCTAAAAGTGGTGCAATCACCCAGCGATATGTCGTTAGCGACACCGATCCACGGTTTCCTGTGGATATCAGTGTACGCCGCACCCCCGTTAAGGGAGGATACGACATTTCCGTCCAGCTGTCCACCTGGCAACACGTCAGTTACGACAGCGGTGCTACCATGGAACACTATCCGGCAACTTTTCGAATTGGTTACCGAGTTGGTGTTCTGGCTCAGGACCAGACTACGACCATGAAGATGTTGGAGGCACTCTTTACCTCCCTCTATCCTTATGGTGGTACTGGAACTCCGCCGAACCTTGATAACCTCAAGCGGATCTCCGCTGGGGCTCAGGTCCCAAACTGGTCGCACTGAGATCTTTATGCGCTCAGGAACAGACTTGTTCCTCGCGCGGCGTAGATTCATCAATCCTGATGATTTGCGCTTTGCTGTTAACTTGGAATATGGCGTTAACGATCGTACTATACGTACATTTGTCTGCGCCTATCTCAAGTTCCTCACCGACAGTCCTCTTCTTGAGAATCGTCGAACTGATCGTGAGTATAAGCATTTTCTTGCTCAACTTACGAGTCAGCCGATCCTTACGATCGTAAAGCGATTCTCTGCGTTGTCACACGCCATACTCTCTAATGAGTATGCGTTCGGTGCTGAGTCCACACTACACGTGTGGCTCCCCGAAATGACAAAAACTCCTATATTTCGCGAATATCTCGCCTGGTACAGGAGTGGTGACCCTGAGCTTCTACGATATATCATCTCGTTTCTCACTTTTGGTAAGAAACTTGAGTATATTGATGAAGACTTCAATTCCACCGCATTACGCGGTTGGGAGAAGGTCGAAGAGCTGATTGGTGGCATAGATTTCGATAACCACAAGCTCGTAGAGAGCATGCGGACGTGCATGTATGCACTTATCGGAGATCTCCCGGCAGACCCATGGTATCCCAAGTTTGGGAATGGCCATGTATCTGAACGGAGGGTCGTCACACCTTCTGACAAGTTGAATGATTTGTCATTGGATGCGAAGCTATGCTATGCCTATGCTCGCGGCGGTAATTACCGCCATGAGCTAGGTCTTGGCCCGATGATGTATTGGGCCAGCGGAGAGGTTAAACATGCTGGAGTGTCACGACTAGCTTTCGTCCCAAAAGACGTTACTAAGTCGCGGTCTATTTGCATGGAGCCGAATGCGTACATGTTCTTTCAACAAGAACTACTACGCAAGATGGTCCAGCTTATTGACAATGGCCTGGCTGGTCGTTTCATACGACTCAGCGATCAGAACCTGAATCAGAAGCGAGCCTTATTGGCAAGCATGACTTTCGGCTCTGATACCATTGATCTCTCCAGCGCATCCGATAGCGTCTCTGTGGAGCTCGTCAGGAGGATTTTTCCTCCTAGACTACTCTATCATATGCTAGCTACTCGCTCATCCCAAGTCGAGAAGCCTGATGGCACGATTGTTCGTGTCAACAAGTTCGCTCCTATGGGATCTGCCGTATGCTTCCCGACGCAATGTCTCGTATTCCTTTGTACGTGCATTGTGTCGGCCCGGATGTGTTTAGACAGCAACTTTGATACGTGGGATCTCTCCACTACCTCA